TAGCTACACCTTGTTCTAAAGTTATAGATTGTTTAGAGAATCCTTTACTCTCCTCTCTAAGTTTCTTCAGTACCACAGCATTAAGTTGTACATCTCTAACACAATAGTCCATCATCTCTTTAGAATAGTTAAGATAATCTTCAAACTCAATCTTTTTAAAATTAAGTATGTATCCCCAATTCTCAAGGCTATGTCCTCCTCCTCTATTAGGATTAAATAACCTAGATAATACAAGGGTATCAATGACCGGTATCTTTGACAAGTCAACACCACCGAACTTCTCTACCATTGGTATATCAAATCCGATGATGTTATGTCCTATTAAAGTATCTGCTTTAGATAACAGTTCATAACCTTCTGATAATTTTTCTGGTGGATATTTATATATCTGTCCAGTGTCCATATCTTGAGCAACCAAACAATGTATTAGAGTTGCCTTTAGGTCATCTGTTTCTATGTCAAATACTAAGTCCATTAAAATGCCTCATCTAAACTATTGTCAAAGGTTATATCCTCATCTGTTAGTTCAGATAGTCTACCAGTTTCTCCATCATATACAACTCTACATGCCATACCTACATCTCCAGTATACCTTGATTTAAGTATACGAAGTCTTGTAGTCCTAGCTTCTTCAGGGTCATCTGATTGTTGATTACGTTCTAATGCTATCACACAATCACTAAGTTGTCCAATACTATTAGAACCTCTAAGATGAGATAGAGAAACCTCTATACCATTCTCATGTCCTTTATTACCATCAACTCTACGTAAGTGTGAAACCAAAATGATTCCTGCACCTGTCTCTTCTACCAAACTTCTAAGTCTGGTCATGATAGAATCAATAGCACGTCTCTCATCTCCTTCATGTACAGCACTAACTAACATGTGTAAATGGTCAACGACCACCCACTTGCAATCACATCCTATAATCATAAAGCGAAGCTTGGTAAAGATATCATCAATGTCATTCGTACCAAAGTGTGAATGAACCCATACTCTATTCTTGTTATCTCCGTCATAGAGAATATCAAACATCTTATCTAGTTCTTCTTTACTAAATCTTTCTCTTACTTGGTCAACGTATAACCTAGCATTAGCTTCAATAGATAAGATACCATCAATGGTTCTTCTCCAATCTTCTTCTAGTGCTATGATACCTACGTTATCAGTAGTGTTCTTAATAAGATGATGTTCAAGTTCTCTTGTCACACTTGACTTACCAAGACCAGTACCACCTGTAAGTGTCACCAGTTCTCCTGCTCTAAGACCATACAACTTCTTGTTAAGTCCTTCATAAGGATAAGGTACGCTTTGTTTCTTCTCACGATTATGAAACTTCTCACGCTGTTCAGAAACATTTATAACACCAGAAGGTGTATAAACTTTACTAGCCCACCAAGCTTCAACAAACTCTTTATGCTTGTTGTTTCTTAGCATGTCGTTAGGGTCTTTCCAACCGTTAGGTAAAGTCACGATACGAGCTTTTCCCGGTTTGAAAAGTCTAGCAACTTTTATACTAGCTTCTTGTCCTGCCTTGTCTTTATCAAAAGCAATGATAACATTTTCAAAGTCATCAAAGAACTCTAAGCTTTCCTTGATATCTCTGACTGCACCGTTTGCTCCACGCTTAATAGATACTACAGCCCATTTAGAACCAAGCAGTTCGTAAGTAGCCATAGCATCACACTCCCCTTCAGTGACGGTGACATATTTACCACCCTTGAAAAGTTGTTGACCAAACAAACCTGTATCATTATAACTACCAGATACAAAGAAGTCTTTGTCCTTACAGTTACGAATCTTAGTAGCTGATAACTCATGCCCATTATAGTAAGGGTAAAAATGTTTAACGACATTACCTTGTAAGTCATGTACACATTTAACCCCATACTTCTGAGCAGTGTTCATGGAAATCTTTCTGTCCGTAAGGGCTGAAAACTTTCCTTCTCCTACTGTATCTGGTTGTTTAATTGGTGTTGTTGTTTCTGTTTGCATATCCTTTCCTCCACATGCTTTAGTATAGCTAGGCATAAACTCTCCACAGCTAAAGCATTTTGCTGAGTCATCTTCGTTGATTCCTACAGCATCACTGCTATCGCAAAGTGGACAAGGTTGATGTAACTTATCCCAAGTTTTATCCATGTTAGCCCTCACTATGAATTATGATTCGTCTTCTGAATCTTCTACAACTACTTCTTCTTCCTCTTGTTCAACTATAGCTTCAGGACTATCCTTTAGTACAGCTTCAAGATTATTCTGATGACCTTGTGAAGCATAGTTCAAAGCTTCAGTCAACACGTTCAACGTACCTATCTTACTGATAGATATGTTAGCACCGTTTCTTTTTTGTTCATCTTCAATCTTTGAAACATCATAGACTGATTCACCATCGTCATTTTTAATAGTAATAATCATATTAAAACTCCTCGTTATCTGAACTAGGTTCAGTATATTCAACTAAATTAGTGACCTTTACAGCTATTAACTCTGCAAACGTACCATACTTTCCTGTGTAGGGTTTAATCTTCACAGTCACTTCTGAGCCATTACCAATATTAATATCTAAATCGTTGCCATCTTCGTCAACTAATTTAGGTGCAGGATTGGTTGTCCCATCATGTCTAATTACATTTCTACTGAATGAGAAAGCAGGTTCATCATACTTAGGCTTACCATCTCTAGTTCTAGTTCTTGATAGCCCTGCACTTTCTAATCTAGTAGCAGTATCTTCATCAGTCAACACAACTATTCCGTACTTATGTGGTTCAAACTTAGTGTTTGGTGTGCTGACATTAGCCCACATAGCTTTTCCTTCTACATACTCATACATATATTGTACCTCCTATAGGTTTAGTTTTTTGTATTAAGTGTTTGGAGTCTATCATACTTTTTCTTTTTGTGCAAGTCTTTTCTGTCTTCTTCTTGCATTGTTTCTATCTCGTGTAAATTGTATAGCCCCTTGCAAGTCTTCCCATAACTCATCAAGTGCTTGTTTCTTTTGTTCTTTGTTAAGTCTTGTAATGATTTTGATATCAGACTTCTTAGGTATCCAAGTATCCCAGTAAGCTTTGTCGTTCATTGACAAACCTGCCCATGTCCAACCTATCTGTTTGTCTAGTGTTGTTGATTTAAAATAAAATTTCATAATAACCCTCGTGTTAAAATGGATGAGTTTATTTTATTCTCAAAACCCATACCTGCTAAAGTAGAGAGCAACTAATTTGCGGGGAAGGTCTCCGGTTTAGTTCTTATCCCATGTCATCTACAACTTTAATAAGTGTTGCCACCTCTAAAGTTTTTACAGTAGCTCGGACACCCGCAAAACTTTTAAAACTTAGTCTGGTTTTAGTGGCACTAGACCAGAAACTAGCACGATATAATCGTATGTCTTTAGGTTCAGGAAGGTTAGTTGAGGGCTACACCTTTGGACATACCTATACATTAGGAGTAATTATATTATTCCTGTCCCTCTTTGTCAACTCTTAAATCTAATAATTTAACTTTATATTCATCCTTGTTCCACACAACTTCATAAGCTATCTGGTCTGTCTTGTTATCGTGATTATATTTAATAACATAATCTTCCCATGCTCTAAACTCTTCCTTAGTCATTGGAGTTAGTTCAGTATCTTTTATCTCCACCATATTGGTTTCTCCCTGTTCTTGTTCCATTGTGCATAGTGCTTCTCATGTATCACATAGTCCCTGTATGCTACGATAGGGTCGCTATCTTTGTATACATCTGGCATAGCCTGTGCAAGTGTTGTCATGCTTGTATGTGTAATGTTATCAGGCATCTTACTTAAAGGTTCTTCAAGCTTAACAAGACTTGCATGAGTCTTACCATACCTATATGTATACTCCATACCAAGTGCTAAGAAGTGTTGATACAACCATGAGTAATTACTGCTTGACTCTCTTGCCCATATAGTACAAGGGTGATTCTTGTATGCCTCTTTGTAAAGTCCTACACTATCTGCATACTCATCACCGTCTAACACTCTATGTGCTGTGCATAACATTTGAGCTGTTTCAAGTGGCATCTTCACTAGCATTTTATCTGGCTGTGCTTCTGCTGATATGACTGGACACTCATCAAAATAAAATATGTTCATAATTTTTCCTCAATAACTCTATACTTTGCTATAGGTGTTGTAGCATTAGTTTCTCTCCAACCTTTATGATTTGTAAAGGTAGGGTAAAAAGCTATGTATTGTCTTCCAGATTTATCATCTGTCCAAAAATTAACATCAACTTTCATACCGTCTTCTAATTCTAAATCAGTCCAATTATCTTCTTGCCAATAAAAATTACTCATTTATCCTCCCTCTCTTTATCCATAAGTATTAATGCAACTCCTACTAAACATATTAACATAAATATTATTATAAATGCAAGACCTATTACTTCTCCTATCATTTGTCATCCTCTTGCACAACATATTTATAGTTATCACTACTCCAACCTAAGTCAAGTAAGTCTACAACTTCATACCTTAATTTTTCAAGCGTTGTAATGTCTGATAAATAGATATCGTTTATCTCATGTATTGTGTTAAGTATTCCATTGAGTTGATTAATTCTGTTTACTAAATCATAATAATCTTCTTTACTTGTTTCAATAACTACTTTGCTTTTTAATATTTTAGTTTTCATTTTCCTTGCCCTCTATATTTCTTATGGTTAGCTTTTGTATTTTTGTTCATGGTAGAGTAGCCAACATTCCTTCTACCTTGACTTGTTCTCTTACCTCTAACACCTGTTGCACTAACATGAGTAGAGTTAAAAGCTTTTGATTTAACTGCCATTACATACTACCTCTAAAAAGATATAACAATGCCTTTAATTTTTCAA